CGGTCGAGTCGGTGTCTCTGTATGTGAGTCCCGTGAGTGTAGGTGCGGAGTCCTGCCCTACCCTATACGTTCCGCTCTTCGTCGCAGGATGATTGTCATAGTCGACTGTAACCACGTAAGTCCCACTCGTTGAGTTCGGAATGGTCTGATACAAGGTATCTGCTAATGACTCCGGAATAGTCACCACCGTTCCTGTGGTAGTGGTGTTTAGTATCGTAGTCCCTTCAGCCACTACCTTCACAGACGCGTTCCGTCCTATCGGGTTGTAGATAGATAGCACCGCGTCTTCTCCGATGACGAAGGAAGGTGCATCGGTACAGTACGGGAATGAATAGGTCTTGACTTCCGTCGATTCGGACGTTGATTCGGTCTGCGTGTCCTTGAGTTTGACCTTTGTCCGTATCCTATAGGACGACGCGTAGTCGAGTCCCGATATTGTGTATTGTCCCGACTTGGAACTTCCTGCCCATATACCTATCCACGTAGTACCGCCGTTAGTGGAATACCACGCATAGTCAACGGTTGTATCTGCTTCAAACTGTACCGTGATGGATGTCTCCGTCTTGGCGGTTATTGACTGAATCACAGACGAGCCACTTATGGGATTCAGCGTGAACGTCTGCGATCCCGTACAGTTGACGGATGTCGAATAGATTGCAGCAGACACGGAAACCACGAAGGACTTCGTTCCGTCGGTCTTATGAGTGAGTACGGTCGAGCCGCTTGCCACCGTCCCCTTATACATCTGATACCGTTCGGACGCGCTCAAAGAGTAGACCGTTCTTCCGTCGATGACTACCGTAATCGGTCCCGTATAGTACCAAGACGATGCCCCACCATTCGCGGTCAGCGTCCACGATATAGTTGATTGGTTATTAGGTATCGATTGGCTTGCCGTCCAACTTAATGTTAAATATCTGCCATCGTATGATGACGTATTAACATATCCTCTTAATGCCATATTAACCTCCTACCGCTACGATGCCGACCCCGGTATTGTCAGCGTTTGAGATGTCAATGAATCTTATCTTTCCGCATAGGGTTATCTCATCCTCAACTACGGCCTGCTTCATATGGAACTGATCCGACGCTACCCAATACAACTTATTGCCGTTAAGGTCATATCCTGCGAAGCCTTCTTCGTAGTTCATGGATACATACCCACTAACTCCGAACATCCTCAGGCCAAGGTTGTCCATCCTACCGACGAGTGTTCCGTCTGCGGTGCGAAGTTCCATGGCTCCGTTTCCGTTGTCCTCACCACCTAATTGAAGCACACCGCCTCTTATACGGTTGGCACTCAAAAGTCCCGTGGTTATAAAGTCCGCATTGATTTGTCCGTCCATCGTCAGAGCCAACGAAGAAAAGTCGCCATTGTACCCAGTACTCGAGAAGCCTAACCCTCCGAGATTCCATCGCCATACATTGACCGCGGTATTGATGTCGGGAGTGTCCATGACGAGGAACTCATAAGGTGTCCCGTCTTGATTCGAGTGAAGGACGACGTAACCGCCTTTATTCCCTGTTATCCGATTAGTAGCGTTTGAGATGGCTTGAGCCATCATCGAAGTTGTCGGAAGGTCGCCCGTAATCTGCTCGGTGATCTGAGTGATTACATCTGCTAAAGTGGTCTGTGCGTCGCCTAACTCTATCTCGTCATATCTGTCAAGCAATACGTTCCACTTGGTGCGGAATACCTTCTTTTTGGCATTGACTCCCAACTTCTCATATATGACCGTAACGGTATCGCATAAGTGGACTCGCTGAAGTGGTGCGAAGTTCTTGTATTCCTCCGTCTGCCAAAGTTGAACGAAGTCCGCTTTGATGTTCTCCTCGACGTTGATGCCCGATGAGTTCTCAAGTCTGCTCCTTGCGGTCTGCCTCAACTCGTCCTCAGTAGGTGCGTCCTCAAACGATGAGGTGAGGTCTAACGGTATGGCTTTGATTTCCGTCACGCCTTCCAACACGACGAGATCCGGGAGTGTCACCGTCTCGTTCTCGCCTTTCCAATACGGTGCCACCGCGTTGTAGTAGGATGACGCGTCTATCTCTTGAGTGATGTCGGAAAGGTTCTTCCCGTATCGGATAGTGACTCCCGAATCGTGTCCTCTATTCAAGTATAGACGAACGAGCCACTTATCAAACTCATATTCGCCCTTACCGTATACGTCCAAGAGAGACCCACGTTCACCGCCTAACAGAGAACGCACCGAACGAGGCTCATCTAATTCAAACGGAGATGCCACCACCTTATCCGTCCAGAACTCGAACGGATTCGGATTCATTGAGTTAGGGACGATTTGAGCCATCGCGTCTGCTATGCCATTAGCCTCGAACGGTCTCAAAACGATGTTGGACAACTTATATGACAGATGGTAAGCGTTAAATGTGACTATGCCGTCTATCTTCGCGGTGCGCTTGTAAATGATAAAGGGCTGAATGTCGCCCGTCTCATCATGTGTGACCGCTACTATTCTGCCCTCTTTAATCAGTTCGTATTTGTCTCCCGATATAGGGTAATCAAATTCGACTTCATATATGCCGTTTCTTTCCTCGGTGACTATGCAAGAAATAGTGTCCTTGAGTCTTCCGAGTCCGTTCGACGTGAATTGTGTCTCTGCTGAATCGTATAAAATTGGAATCATACTTCCCACCATTTAGGCTTGACTTTGACCGAAGTCAGACCTACCGTTCCGATGTTGTTATTTCCTTCTTTTAATGTCGGAAACTCGCCCGAGACAGAATCGTTCCTTGAGATTATCGCTCCGTTCTCTTCCTCATAGGCTTCCATCATTTCCGAGTCGATGACGGTCGTTCCGTTGTTGGCGATGGTCATCGAGGAATTATTGACCGTGAGTGTTCCGCTCCCCTCGACTTCGAATATGGGTTGAGCCGTGAAGGGTGTGGGGTTTGTTAAGATATTAGGATTCTCACCGACTTCCACCTCTACCGTTCCTGCGTCTGCCCATATGCTATTTGAGCCGAGTAATGTCTTGACTTCGGTTGGTGTGAGAGTGAGTTCGGTAGGCGTTGCTAATGGATATACAAGTTTAACACCGTTCATAGCAGTAGTGAATGCTTCTACCGTGCTATAATCTTGGGCAATAAATGTAAGGATAGTATTGGAGGGCGTGCCCACAGCAAACTTATAATTGTCGCTTGCGGAAATAGGTCCGAATGCCATCGCTCCAAATTGTTCGCATAATGCCGTAGTCGGTGTACTACTGTCTGGGTATGCTATTTGAGGGTCGAGGACGTTCGCATAAAATCTAAATATATGTCTTTCAGGAGAACTTGCGGGTTGCCAGTTTACCGTGCCTAAATCCTTTACTGCTCTATTAATCGTCAACTTTCCACTAACGACATCCAATACTCCACCATATACCGTCTGTCCGAGGGAGATGGGATAGGTGTTGCCGTCTCCTGCGGTAGTGGTCGGAGAAACGTGGATATTTACTGTATCATATCCGCTTATAGGTCTAACATTAGAGGGTGAAGGGTCTCCGCTTCCGCTCTGCTTGGGTGTGATATTGACCTTTAAGGATTTGATGGCCGTGGTCTCTGTTCCGTCAAACGAGGCGATTGATCCCGAATAGGTCTCGGTCTCTCCCCATTCACCTAATGTGAATACTTCCTCTCCGCTGAATAGGAAGCGTTGTGGTTTACAATCAAATTTCAAAACTACCTCCGCTACTGTATTAAACATAACCGGCTCAGCTTCGAATCCGCATATAAACGTACCGAGCCTATACTCATCGGGGTGGAACGTATCGGTCAGCTTCTGATATCCCTTCTGCGATGACAGAGCGTTCCGGAAGTTTCTCAGCTGAGTCCTGAACGTCTCCAGGTCGTCCGCATAGCAATAGACCGTATATTCCACTGTAATGTTTTTAAAGCGCCCTTTGTCGATTAAAAGGTCGCCGTTTCGCCCCGGGATCTCGATGGTGTCCACGTCTCTCTCCGGAGCGTTGAAAGTTCCGTCACCAGCGACCAGCAGATTATAGTCCGCGCTGTCTACTGTACCGAACCTGAAGCTGTTATTTATACTCCCCATGCGACCCTCCTTGAGTTATGAGCTGATATCATCTTACGTTCAACCGCTTCTGCTATTGCGTTCACATCCATACCGGGAGCTGCGTAAACGTTTATAGTTACGTCGCCTCCCCTTCCGTTCTTTTCGACTGATTCCGCTAACTTATCCAT